TTCGACTTTCTCTTTCTAATTTCTCAGTTTCTCTTTTGCTTTCTAATTCTCTCATAGAACGTTGCTTTTCTCTAATTGATTCGAGTTCTTTGTCAGATGGGCGGTTAGAACGGCGACTTTCTTCTGGAAGGGTATTTTTTACACTATCAGATATCTTTAATCTCTTGAAATCTTCATTAGAAGAATCTTTATCATCTTCATCCGAACTAGATTCATCAGAACTAGATTCATCAGAACATTCATCAGATGAAGATTGAACTTCATTAGGATCAACCAAATCTTCTTGATCAATATCTTCTCCATCGATAAAATCTTCAATTCTTCCGTATCCTAGAATTTCAAACGCTTTTTTAATCTTTCTCTTATTCTTATCTCCGCTCTTGAAACCTAACTCAATCTTTTGGAGAACACCATCAAACTTTCTATGGAAAAAACAGTGGTTCAATTCCAGTTTAGTAAGTTCTTTAGCAGCAGTCTCAGAAATAAGATGATCTAAATCAAGGTCAAAAGTGCTTAAACCATCATCTACTCTCCATTTGACAGGTTCAATTTGAGATTGTAAATAAATAAGGTTTTCCTCGTTTCCGTTATATAGAATACAATAATACCAACTTTCACATTCTTCTCCGCTTGTTTCCATCAAGACAGCATATTTTCTTTCAGGATTAATCTCAATCATTTTACTACTCATTTTGAATTTTGTTTACATTATTTTAAATATCAATAATGTAAACTCTTATTTTAAACACTTTTCATATAATACAGTTTGTATAATGCATTTATAAAACCACCCCCTTTTACAAATTCATACGAACATTCTGTTGCATTGCTAACTTAACATTTTTCTTAACAACATCATCTCCAGTAGGAGCGTTGACATCGGTAATAATATTAATAGCACCAGAGCGTAAAGCAGTAGGATCAGCAGCTACACTGAACCATCCTTTTGCGTTTACAGTATTACAAACTATATCTCCTCTAATAGGGCATCCAAGAGCAGCTAAACGACTTCTAGTGGCTACTCCAATAACTCTATCGGCAATAATAGGATTGGACATAACATTGTTTGTCATATCCGATACTGCATTAATTCCAGTAGTTCCACAAGTAGAACTACCGTTAGTGCAACTAGCAACTGCCTGTTGAAATGTTAGAGGTTTATCAGGAGCGTAGGCCAGAGTTGCATAATCGGAAGGTTTGTTTTTAGAGCAATTCCAATAAGCAGCTTTTAATCCATCCCCCGAAGTTCTTGCAGGAGGAAGAGTAGGAATGCTGGCTCTATTAAATTCAGTTCCATTTAGAGGAATAATAGATTCTTGAGTAGGCATAGGATCTGCCTGTAAACTCATTACTCTCTGAGATCTAGCTACATTCACGAAGCCCTCTTTAATGAATTCAACGGGTGTTTGATTAAATACCGTGCAAATCGCGAACGTAATTGCGAATAATGTTAATAAAAATTTAGAATCAATCATTTTATTTATACAATAGAAAGATAAATAAATAAAAAAATAAATAAAAAATCTATTATTTCTTATTGTTTGTTTAAACAATTTTAAAAATTATATTTAATTTTTAAAACATCGGTGTATGGTTCCAACCAAGTTCTTCAAAACAGACTTTAGTTACTTCATCATGAAAGGCTTTTCTATCTAATGTTTTAAGTATAGAGAAATCTTCTTTTTTACAAGGGTGATGATAAATCATTAAAAATTGATAGAGAATATACTGGGAGTTGATTAAATTGGAACGTTCAAAATCGGGTTGATTTCTAAATTTTTTATCATACATTTCTATAAATTTATCGAAATCATCGAGAAGTTTGTCTTCAAGATATGAAATATCATCTAATTTTTTACCAGTTATTTGACAATAAATTAAATTAGCATTTTCATAATGTTTAGTAAAATTTAACTCTTTTAGAAAAAGAAATATGTGTTCTTTGGTGATATTTTTAAATCTAACCTCTGTACTTTCATTCTTTCCTCCTAATAAATGGTGTTTTTCAAATTGATCTTCTAAAGATGATAATACTTTTGGATCTATGCTACAATTTTGTTTCCCTTGGTATTGATTAATACAATCTCTAAAATGAACTTTTCGGTCGTAAGTATATTTTGTAGAAATATTAATTCGGTTAACATCTTTATAAGAAGAAACGTGTAAAAGTATTTCTTGTTGAGAACCGCATAATAAACAAATATAAATACTGTTATCTATAACATCAAATGATTTTTTGTTATTGCAAGTAGGATTATTACAATGAACTTCTTTGAGTTTTATAGGAAAATCAGATACTATATTTTTATATTTCCCAGCAATATTTATATATTTTTTAATAATTTCATTCTTTTCACTGTTATTTTCATTCTTTCTTCCCATAAAATTCATTTTTAACGGAGTTTGAAGAATTTTTCTATATCTTTCAAGACATTCACAAGTTTCTGCAATATAAAAATTATATGTTCGTTTTGTCTCAATATCCTCTATTTTATTTTTGAGAAAATCAATAGAAGTTTTCAACTCTTTTTGAAAACGCTGTGATACGTTTTGGGATGCTAATGTTGTTTCAAGTTCATTCAACTGAGTTTTATAAACAGTAAGTTTTTTAATTTCTTCTTCGAAATCTGATATAATACTGCTATCTATTGTCAAAATATTCAAATTGGTGTCTAAATTATCTACATTTTTATTTACATTTGACATTTTATTATATTGTAGACCAGTATTTTCTATTTCGATTGAATTTTAATTTTTAAGTAGAGAATGAACAAACATATTTAGAAATTTTTAACTTTTAAAAGTTAGTTAAAGAAAATTCATTGTTAATTGGTAATTTGTAATTGTTAATTGTTAATTGTTAATTGTTAATTAAATTAATTTTAAATTAAAAATAAAATCTTTCTTAATATAAAATGTCTACAACTTCGTCTAACGTAACTTCGGGTTTTATTGATCTTGCCACTTTTGATGAGCTTGAGAAATATATGTATGGTGGCCAAGATGCTACCGCCTATTTTGTTCGCGAAACTAGAAAAGCCACTTGGTTTACTCAAGTGCCCGTAGTCCTTTCTCGCGCTGCTGGAAGTCCTGCTTTCGATACCGAATGGTCCGTTAGCATTTCTCGCGCTGGAGACTACCTCTTGAATACTTGGCTCCGTGTAACTGTACCTAAAATTTCAGTAACAGCTGTCTCTGGACCTTCCGGTCCTCCTAAATGCAGATGGACTCGTAACTTGATGCACAACTTGATTAAGGAAGCTACTATCACCTTCAACGACCTCGTAGCTGCTCGTTTTGACAACTACCACCTTGATTTCTGGTCTGCCTTCACCGTACCCGCTAGCAAGCGTCGAGGATATGATGATATGATTGGAAATCAAGGTCTTCAAATTCTTAAAGATAATCATGTTGCTACCACTCTCAACCTTCCTCTTCCCTTCTTCTTCTGTCGTGATTCTGGTGTTGCTCTCCCCACTGCTGCTCTTCCTTACAATGATATGCGTTTGAACTTCTCTTTCCGAAAGTTTGAGGAACTTGCTATTTTCCATAACAATGTTTCTGGTCCACCAGTAACTGCTTCAGATACAAATATTTTAGGGAACAGAAATTTTCCTCTTGCTCATGTTTGGGCCAACTATGCTATCGTATCTAACGATGAACGTAAACGCATGGCTTGTGCTCCTCGTGATATCCTCATCGAACAGGTTCAGACTGCTCCTAGATACACTTTCTCTCCTGCTACAAACCCCAGTTATGATATTCGATTTTCTCACGCTATCAAGGCTCTCTTCTTCTCTGTTAGAAACACCCGTTATCCTGCTGAATGGTCAAATTACACTGATAGACCTCTTGTAACAAATTTGACTGAAACAAAACCTGATCCCGCCTCAAAAAATACTATCAAGGAAATCAGTCTTGTATATGAAAACACCAACCGTCTTACTTCCATGGGTTCTGACTATTTCTCACTTGTAAATCCTTACTATCACGCTCCTGCTATTCCGACTGAAACTGGTTATCATATGTATTCTTATTCTCTCGACTTCTATAGTCTTGACCCTATGGGATCTACCAACTACGGAAAACTTACCAACGTGAGCATTCAACCTGTTGCTAATGATAATATTCAGCAAACAGCGAATTATGAATTCATTGTTACTGCTGTCAACAACAACGTTGTTCGTATCTCAGGAGGTGCTTTGGGTTTCCCTGTTCTCTAAATTAAATATGTTATATAAACTAAACA